TCTGTTACTGGTGCTGCCTGTTCTGTAATAATTAAATTTTGTGCATCATATATCAAAGGTGTAAATGATGGAAAAGGGCAATCAGATATAACACCATTTGGATCATCTAATAATAAATTTCTATTGCCTGTGTTTCTTGTGTCTCTGTGGTAATAATTACAGCCTATGACATCAATATTAGAATATTCGTAATTAGGTATGTAAGCCTGAGGTAGATTTATTTCTGGAATTATTATTTCTGGTATAACAATCTCTGGTATTTCCATTAAAGAGGTAATGATTTACCAGTAGATGTTGGTAATTTTTTATTAATCTGTGTTGGTAAAATCTCTGTCACTCTTTCCATAACTTGATTCATTACTCTTGTCTTAAATTGCTCTGAAGAAAAATACTTGTAAGCATAAACGCCACCGCCTAGCATTGACGTAGAAATAATAAAACTTAAAATAGATAATATTTGAGAGATTTTAGCCATGAGAGA